GACAAGTTTGTGGGTGACTACGTATTCAATCCTAAGAATGGTTCTGGATCTATTCCAATCTCTGAGCCAGTCGAAGTTCTTGAGATCGGCACCGGATTCATGATGATCACCAAGGCAGCTCTGAAGAAGTTCATGGCTAAGTATCCCGAGTACATGTACAAGCCAGACCACGTCCGCACCGAGCACTTTGACGGTACACGTGAGATCATGATGTTCTTCCAAGCCGAGGTCGATCCAGCCTCGAAGCGCTACCTGTCTGAAGACTACTGGTTCTGTCAAAAGGCTCAGCAGGCTGAGATTCGCACTTGGTTCTGCCCATGGATGAAGCTTCAGCACGTTGGCTCATATATCTTTGGCGGATCACTAGCCGATCTTGCAATGATCGGTGCTTCTGCGACTGCTGATCCAGAAGCTTTGAAGAAGAAGCAGCCTTTTAAGAAATAATAACCGGAGTACTATATTATGTCTAACATGAAACTTGATGCCACTACTCTGAACGTATTGAAGAGCTTCTCGCAAATCAATCCATCTATCATCGTGAGGGAGGGGAACACTCTCCTCTCTCCATCACCTACCAAAGATATCTTGGGTCGCGCTACGGTGCCGGCTTCTTTCGATAAGAAGTTCTCTATCTACAGCGTCAGTCGCTTCCTCAATACTCTTTCTCTTTTCAATGACCCATCGATGGAGATCGACGAGAAAAAGATTAAGATCACCGACAGCAACAGCCGTCGCACGGTCAACTACACTTTAGCAGAAGACTCAGTGCTGGCTATTCCAGCTGTTAAGGATCCAGCTTTCCCAGAAGGTGAGGTTAAGTTCAAGCTCAAGATTGATGAGATAAAAGAGATCGAGCGAGCCCTCAGCATTCTTGGAGCATCGTCCATCAGCGTCACCAATGTTAGTGGGAAGATCTGTATCCAGTGTAACGACCTGAAAGATCCAAACAGCGACCTCTACAGCATCGAGGTTGGTGAGACCAACAAAGAGTTTCGTGCGATCCTTGATCCAACAAAGTTCTCTGTCTTATCTAAGAACTTGACTAGCGAGTACGAAGTAGACATCTCTTCTAAGGGGTTCGCTCACTTCAAGACTGAGAACCTTGAATACTGGATCGTGCTCGAAGCTTCATCAACTCTCAACATCGCTTGAGGTGACACATGAGAGAAGATTTTCTCTGGGTAGAGAAGTATCGCCCTAAGACCGTGGAGGACACAATCCTTCCAGCAGAGCTAAAGTCTACTTTCCAAAACTTTGTTAACCAAAAGAACATCCCAAATCTTATCCTCGCTGGCTCTGCCGGCGTGGGTAAGACCACGATTGCTCGCGCGATGCTAGAGCAGCTCGAGTGCGACTACATCGTGATCAACGGATCTATGAATGGTAACATCGACACACTACGAAATGAGATCCTCAGCTTCGCATCCTCAATGTCTTTCTCAGGAGGTAGGAAATATGTCATCCTTGACGAAGCCGATTATCTTAATGCTAATAGCACTCAACCTGCTCTTCGTAATTTTATGGAAGAGTTCTCCAAGAACTGTGGATTTATTCTTACTTGTAACTTTCGCAATCGCATCATTGATCCTCTTCACTCACGTTGCTCTGTCATAGATTTTAAGATCGGCAAGAGCGACATGGCCAAGCTCGCAGGACAGTTCTTCAAGCGAGTCATTGGTATCCTCGGCAAGGAGGGAATCAAGTACGAGCAGCAGGTGGTCGCTGAGGTCATCAACAAGCACTTTCCGGACTGGCGTCGGGTACTCAATGAGCTGCAGCGGTACTCTGCCACTGGTGCCATCGATACTGGACTCCTGACCAACCTCCAAGAGATATCTCTCAAGGAGCTGGTCGCGATGATGAAGAACAAGAACTTTACGTCCATACGTAAGTGGGTCGGTGAGAACCTCGACAATGACCAGAACGAGATCTTCAGGTCTATCTACGACACGTCCTCTGAGTTCTTAACGCCTCAGGGAGTGGCTCAGGCCGTACTGGTCTTAGGTAAATACCAGTATCAGGCTGCGTTCGTAGCCGACCACGAGATTAACCTGATGGCATGTCTCACTGAGATAATGATGGAGTGCGACTTCAAGTGAACCCATTTGACGTGATCAACGACATCTCGCTGAAGAAGGCAGGGCTAATTACCGGAGAGAATGAGAAGGACTACAACCCGTTCCTAACCAATAGGGGTCTCTCATACTTTCCAGATACTATCTTCCATGCTCAAGAGATGAACTTACTTCACCATCTCGATAAGAAGATGCAGTACGACTACCTGTTCAACTCGATACGAAAGTCTAAGAGGTTTTCAAAGTGGTCTAAGAAAGATAGCGGTAAAGATATTGAATCAATTATTGAGTACTTTGGATACTCTCGACGAAGAGCTGAAGAAGCTTTAAAAGTCCTAACCATTGATCAGGTAAAGCAGATCAAGAAAAAGTTAGAGAAAGGTGGAAATGAAACCTCAAGTAATAGATAACTTTTTATCAGAAGACTTGTTTGTGAAATTGCAGACTGAGTACAACAATCCATTTATGCGATATGGTTGGATCTCTCATGCAAAGAACGATCCTCATGGCCACTGGAATCTAGACTTCGCTGAAGCCTACGGACCAAACTTAGCCGACATCTCAGATCGCCTTCAGGGAACCATGAAAGAGTGTTGGGAATATGCTAAGCCAAAGCTAGATAATAATATCTTAATCAGATGCTATATGAACGGCCACACATATGGGGTAGATGGATATTTTCATAAAGATACATTTAGCAGTCAAGTCGAACACGCCAATGAGTACACTTCGGTGATCTACTTAAACGACGAGTGGAATCTAGACTGGGGCGGAGAGACTATATTTGCTGAGAACGATGAGATCATCTTCTCATGTATTCCCAAGAGAAATAGAGCAGTGATATTCAATGGTAATATCCTGCACTGCGCCAGAGGTGTGTCTAGAAAGTTCATGGGTCTTAGAAAAACTTTAATGTTTAAGACTAGAGAACCTAGATCAAATAATTTTGAAAAGCTTAGTAAGTTCGTCTACTCGAAGGGGGCTGCTAATAAAGCACACTCTAGGGGAACTTTACACGATCATCTCGTAAGGGTTCTACAAATATTAGAGAATAAGAAGTTACCAGAACATGTCTGTCTTGCTGGTGGACTACACTCTGTATATGGAACCAATATTTTTACAGACGCTATACTTAGAGAGTCAAATCGAAAAGAAGTAAGTGATGCATTTGGTAATAGCGCTGAGTTGCTAGCAAACTTGTTTAGCAATATAGATAGACCTAAGACACTTGAAGAACCACTTAAAATCAAAGAAGATGAAGTTTATCTAAAATTAAATGATGGTAATATTGTTTCAATTAGCAATGAAACGTTTAAAGAATTAAGATATATTGAGTGTGCTAACTTAATAGATCAAGATTCTCTTAAGAAATATCCAGCTCTCAATAGTTTCTGGTACCAAGATGCTGAATAGAATAAATAAAATAAAAAGACTTTATGAGGTACCTTATGGCTATTTTAGATTCGCTCGTGGAAGTGAGGATTGCTGAAGAAGAAGATTTTCTAAAGATTAAAGAGACTCTCACACGTATCGGTGTAGCTTCACGCAAAGAAAAGAAGTTATTTCAATCCTGTCATATCCTACACAAACAGGGACAGTACTACATTGTCCACTTTAAAGAGCTATTTGCTCTCGATGGTAAGCCGTCTAACTTCACTGAAGAAGACATGGGCCGTCGCAACACAATCGTGAACTTACTAGAAGAGTGGGAACTCATCAAGGTCGTTGAGCCCAAGAAGACCGAGAGTCCTAAGACTCCTCTCAGTCAGATAAAGATCCTCCCATTTAAAGAAAAGAACGAGTGGGAGTTGGTGGCTAAATACAACATAGGTCGAAAGAAGACCTGAAGTGGAGTTTATATTATGTTTGAGTTCTTCAAGAGAAAGCCTGTTCCTCAGGCACCACTAACTACAGCCGAGCAAAAATTAGAGCAGCTGAAGCAGCTACTGTTCCCCGAACCTCAGATCGAGATGGAGGGGGACATGGAGTTCTATGTAGACAGCTCAGTCGACATGAATCTCGAGTCTGTGATCGTTGATCTCCAAGAAGGTCACAACGACGAATCTTCCCAGAAGACTTTAAAGAACGTCTCAGACCGGCTGTACAACGCACGCAAGTTACTCCAGGCGTACTTCGAGGTCGATGAGAACATCACCTACGTGGTGGTAGACGACGGCCACACAAAAAATCAATATGAGTGAAAATAAAGGTTGACATATTATTCATTCTGTCGTATATTAAGAATATAGGAATGGAGATAAACATGACAAATCCTCAGATTGATATTCAGGCCCAAGACGCTTCTGGTATGTGGCGTACATTTGGCACCGTAGATAATAACTCCCAACGTATTCTCTCAGAGATGAAGTCTCTGAAAGATCGCATGCCGCAGATGCGCGTCCGTGCGGTTGATAAGTCTGGACGCGTCGTTGACATCCTTGGATAAAATAATGGTTGACATTATATTCCAAGCGTGTTATAATCTAAATATAATCCGAGTGGGTTATATAAATAACTTTAATATGGAAGGTAGAATCTGAATGAGTAAGACACAGAAAGTTTTGGAAGCGTTGCAGGCCGGTGAACAGCTCACCGCGAAGCAGATTGCTTCACGCTTTAAGTTGGTAAAGCCGCACAACGCGATCTATGATCTGCGCCAGAGTGGCTATGCAATCTATCTTAATGAGCATACAAATTCAAAGGGTAAGGTTACCACGAAGTATCGTCTAGGTAATCCGTCCCGCCAGCTCATCGCGGCCGGATACAAGGCAATTGCGATGGGTCTCGCCTAACCGGTAGGAAAATATCCTACTGAATTGGGCGGGAGAAATCCCGCCCTTTATTATTTCTACGGACTAAAAAAATAACGGTTGACATTATATCCTTAATGGGTTATATTGAGAATATAAGTTGATTACCGCTCTTTGACAATTTAGGAAGAACAACAACGAAAGTTGTTTCTTCACAGATACTACACAGGGTAGCGCTCATAGACGTATGAGCTAGTCGGGCTGGTAAGGCTTCTTTCCAGTCCTAAGATAACCTGACCGAGAAGCTAAGGACGGCCGCAACCGACTCCAAAATTAGGTTTATGTAGTATCTTTGTAGAGACAAAAGTTATTGGAATGTGGCGCAGCGGTAGCGCAGGTGACTGTTAATCACTTGGTCGCAGGTTCGAATCCTGCCATTCCAGCCAAATTTGAGATTGCGCTTAGTGTAATGGGAGCACAGACAGTTTTCACTGTGAGTGAGCGGTTCGATTCCGCAGCGCAAAAGAGTTTGGACAGGTGGGTGAGTGGTTAATACCAGGAGACTGTAAATCTCCCGCCTCAGGCTACGTTAGTTCGAATCTAACCCTGTCCACCAAGTTAGGACCATTAGCTCAGTTGGTAGAGCAGGAGACTCTTAATCTCTTTGTCGCAAGTTCGACTCTTGCATGGTTCACCAGACATCGGGGAATTAGCTCAGCTGGAAGAGCGTCTGATTTGCATTCAGAAGGTCAACGGTTCGATCCCGTTATTCTCCACCAATAATAAATATCTAAAAGGAGAATTCAAATGAAAAGCTTTTTAGATTTTGTAAATGAAAACACTGGGCCTAAAGAATTACACCAGATTGGATTGAATACATCCCAGCTAAAAACTTTACAACGGCATGAATCATTTAGAACATATGTTAATTCTCCTTCGCATCCAAAAGTTTATGCAAAATTAGATGAATACGATGGCGGATCAGGAAGAACGCGTAACGTAATAGTAACTAACTCTGGTAATAAGCACAAGATGCATGTTGCTATTACTAATCGTGGTAAGATCCTTGGGCATACGATATACCGTAAGTCAGACAATCCGCACCCAGATGCAAAGGTGCAGTGGGATCATGTTAAGACAGTAGATGGCGCATAGCTCAGAGGTAGAGCACTGTCCTGATAAGACAGGGGTGGAAGGATCGTTACCTTCTGTGCCAACCAATAAGGCCTGTGAGTCGGCACGGTG